CGGCGCAGAATAGGCCCAGCAGTCCGCCGCCCAATGCGAGGGACAGCGACTCCATCAGCATCTGACGGATCAGGCGCGTGCGCGGCGCACCCAGTGCAGCTCGGATTGCCAGTTCCTTGCACCCTGGTGCAGGTCATTGGCTCTCAGTGCGCGCCCCAGGTACGGCTTTTCCCCGGCCAGGGCAAACACGCCCTCGCTGACATAGCTGCCGTTGACCCGCTGGGCAAAGCCCTTCTGGGTAAAGGTGACGTCTTCGGCTCGACTGGGGAAGAAGGCGTCAAAGCTGTCCTGGTTTTCGGCATACGAGCGGTAGTCATAGTAGGAGATGGCACCGCTCTCAGCCTCCATGCCATTCACCACGCTGGCGATGGCCACCACGCGATCCGCCGAAGGGAAGGGCAGGTCGCCGTAGGCGAACATCTTGATCAGCACGTACATGTACACCGACAGCCCGAAGCCGGCGGCGAACACGGAAATGGTCAACATCGAGAAGCCGGGGGTCTTGCCCAGCAGGCGCAGCGTGTATAGCCATTCGCGTAGCATGGCGGCGTCCTCAGGAAGTCTGGTGGGCGGTCAGGGGCGCGTAGGTTCGCGTCTCGGCATTGACCACTGCCTCGGCCTGCGACAGGCTCGTGTCGCTGACAATGCGTCCATCGAACAGGATGACCTTGCGTGACGCCGCGTTGGCCAGCTCGGGATCGTGGGTGACGATTGATGCAGTCCTTGCTGAGTTCTCGGAGGCCCGCGAGGACCTTGCACTCAAACAAGACGAGCTTCTTGTCCGGTCTAAGGCGCTTGCAGGTGAGATGAGTGCTGTCCTTGCGAGGTCAGAGGCGGCAGTTGCTGCGGAACGCCTCTCCTGCGCTCGGGCCACCGAATTGCAGCGATTGGTCGATCAGCTTCAGCTGCAGGCTGCGGAACTGGCCGAGCAACGAACCGCCGCTATTCAGCGGCTTGAGCAAGTGGAGGCCTCACGCCAGGGGATCTACGACAGGCTCCAAGAGACTGAAGAATCAGCGAGATCTGAGCGCGAGAGCCTGGCTGAGCACGTCAGATCTGTCGAAAACCGCACATTGGGTGATCTTGATCGCGCCAGACAAGAGAGCAAGGTGTTGCAGGCGCAGCTAGCCAGCGCACTAAAAAGACATGCGTCGATTGAAGCGGAGATGCGCAGTAGCCTCGAAAAGGCACGCTCAGCCACTGCGGCGGCAGTACAAATTGCGGACAATCAGCGGGGCCGATGTGCAGCTCTAGAAGAGCAGCTGGCCAAGCTCCAGAACTTGCCGGCGGATCTAGAGGCTGCGCTTAGGAGAAGCCAGGTGACCGCTCGACCACGGAAGACAAACTCCAAGCAGAGAGCTAAGAAGAGCTCACCGAAGGACACGAATTAGGAACACTGGTTCGGCCAGAGCCCATCTCGGGACACCAATTAGGATCACTATTGACGATGATTTGCTCCTAATTGATGTCCCGGCTGGCGTTTTGGGCAGAAAAAAAGCCTTTGAATTCAATAGGGGGCACGATCTAGGAACAAAAGGACATCAATTAGGAACACCGACAAGCAGGCCGGCGTAGTACCTCATGAGGCTGGCCGCAACTTTACATAATATACATTCCCAACTTCTTCGAAGCCGGAAGCCCTTGCGGCAGTAGGCGTGCCGCCGAATCCAACCGCGATCGCCAGCACCATGGCCGTGGCAGCGAGCTTCCGCCAAACCGCCTTTTCCTCGCGGCTGATCGCTCGCGCTTCGCCGACGATTCCCAGCACGCGCGCAAGCGGAACGCCCGTCAGTCCAGCGAGCGTTGCTGACACCACCGGGTCCGGTAGAGCTCGGCCCTTTCGGTAGTTCGATACCGCCTGAGGGCTCACGCCAAGGCGCTTTGCAAGGTCCTTCTCCATCTGGACCCCGCACTCTTCTTTCGCCTTGTCAAGCAAAACATTTATGTCCATTGGACTATTAGCCCCTTGTATTGGCAGTACAAGGGGTATTTAATCACCCCCGCACTACATGGACCATGTAGTGCACCCGCCACCGGCTCCCCTAGGCCGCTGGCGGGGCTTCTAGGGGCTGGGGGCAGGGTAGGGGGCGTCATGGCAGGGATCTGCGCAGTATTGGCACTGGTGGGCGCATGCGTTGCGGTTGCCTTCGGCGTGGTGAGGCTCTTTCCGGCGTATCGCCGATGTGCAGACCTTGAAGCCACCCGTCCGATTCGCGATGCCGCATTCGCGGCCCAGGCACGCGCCGAAATGGCAGAGCGCGACTACGCCATTGCGATGCTCGATCAAGAAAGCATGGGCGAGGGCTGCTCATGATCTTCCTCGTGCCCATCGCGCTTGCCGCCATCTTCTGGTGGTTCAAGTGCGTGCGTGATAGCCGGGGTCCGTTCGAATGAGCCGGACAACCTGCGCCTTCTGCGGCGACCCAACGTCCTACTTCTTCCCCGGCGGGCTGTGTGCCGGCTGTACGGGCAAGCGCGCCCGCATCAAGCTCGATGCTGCGCCCCCTCAGCGCACGCCTGAGTTCACCGCGTTTGACGACTCTATGAGCGTCCTGCACGCAGCTGCGCGCCGTACCGAAATGGCCGCGACCAAGGTGCAGAAGCACGGTTTCTCGGCGGCGGCCGGAGGCCGGCGCCTTGGGCTTGTCCATTCTTCAACAAGTGACACGCACCGCGTGTCGATGACGCTCGATCCAAACCACATCCGGTCGCTGCGTCTCAAGAAATCCCTCATCACGGGTGCAAGGCTCCATGACCAAGAAGCGAAGGCAGGTTCATTCCGTGGTGCGTGGTACATGCTCACCACGACTTACCGAAATGGAAGTGACGCTGGCCCTCGTGACATTAGCGAGGCACTTAAACGCGTCAGGGGCTTCTTCAATCGAGCTGTACGACTTCGATTCCGGAGCTACCGTCCGCGTTTCCGTTACCTCTGGTGTGGCGAACTCACTAAGGCCGGCGTGCCCCATTACCACGTCTTGATCTGGATTCCGCGCGGAATTTTCATTCCGAAGCTTGACCGTCAAGGCTGGTGGCCCCACGGCCATACGCAGATCCAGAAGGCCCGCAACGCGGTGGGCTACCTCGCGAAGTATGCGAGCAAGTTTGTTCCCGACATGGTGGCAGCGTTTCCGAAGGGATTTCGCACTCATGCGGTTGGCGGGCTCAATGAAGAATCCAAGCGTGAACTTCGATGGTGGAAGGCCCCGAAGACCGCACGCGATGTACTCGGCGCAATGGCCGATATCCGCAAGGCCTTGGGAGGCTACGTGGACAAGATCACCGGCGAATTCTGGCCCTCGCCGTGGAAGGTCATCACAGACAAGGGCCGGATCATCGTTTGGAAAATGGAGCTACCCGCATGAGCAAGATCATCATTCGTACCGCCGTCGCACACCCCCGCTCGATCCGTGGCAAGAACAACGGCCCGAGCTTCAATTTCAACGAGCAGAACGCGGCGATCATGAAGGACGGCGAGGACTTCCCGCATCCGTTCCGCATCCGCCTGGACGACGGGCAGCCGCCGTATCCGGCTGGTGAATACACCGTGGATGGCTCCAGCTTCGTTGTCGGCCAGTACGGCGATTTGCAGATGGGGCGTCGTGTCGTGCTGGTCCCGATTCCGGCCACTCCTGCGACCGCCTCGGCTGGTCGCAGCGCTTCGGCCGCCTGATATGGCGCGGTACGTCTACGAGTGCTTGCAGATGGATCAGCAGACCGGCACCTGCACGCAAGCCGCATTCGTGCCGCGCACCGAAATCCCCGACCTGACACCTGCCCAGGTCACGGGAATCTTGTCAGCCGTCGCCGTCGCATTCGCTACGGCGTGGGCTTACAAGCAACTTGGCAGGACCGTTCGCTCATAGGAGAAATGCAATGGAACTCGACGCAACTGCCGCACTGACGATCCTCGCCACGCTGGGTGCAAGCATCGCCGCAATCGGTGCGGCCAAGCTGGCGCCGGCGGCTATCTCGGTCGGCTTCAAGTGGCTCAAGGGTGCCATCTTCGGCTGATAGCCGATGCAACACGGGGCCGGTCAATCCGGCCCCTTTTCATAGGGGAAATCCATGCTCGCTTTATTCGTCTTGTGGGCCGGAACACAGGCCCTCGCAATCATGTTTGAGGACTGACCATGCGCAGTGGGCAACTGCTGTTAGCGCTGCTGTTTTTGACTGCCGGTGTTGCGCTTCCTTCGCAGCGCGCTGCAGCCCAGGACTTCTCTAGGTGTAGCGAAACGGTAGCTGCTTCTCGACTTTGTGAAGATCAAGGTAAAGCCTATGCAGCCGCCGCTGCGGTTTCCGCATCTTTCCTGGCCACGGGCTGTTCCGGCACTAAGCCGCAGAATATGCGCGATGGCCCGGTTACGATCACTGGCCCAACCGCTCTGCGAAAGCTGCTCATCCACGCATCAAGTGGATCTACGTTTTGCCCAGTGGACCGCACTTGGCCGGCGGGAAAAGACTGCAAAGCCCGTGCCGAGCAGACAGGTTGGAAGGCCTCGGGCGGTGGCAGTGGCGCGGATGTCTGTCATGAAGGCTGTCGGTACTCCGGCTCGCTTGATGCGTCGTCGCCAACGGGAATTACCTACTCGCCTAACGGATCTAATTGCACTCTAGCTGATGCACCCGCACCGGAAGCTGGCGGCGGCGGCGGCGATGATGGCGGCGGCGGCGGTGAGATCGGTGGCGGAGACGGTGGCGGAGACGGTGGAGAGGGCGGTGGTGATGGTGGTGGCGGTGACGGCGGCGGTGGAGGCGGTGGAGGGGGCGGGGGTGATGGTGATGGCGAAGGTGATGGCGATGGGGACGGTGACGGTGACGACGACGACGGGGAGGAGGGTGAGGAGCCAGGCGGTGAACAACCCAACGTTCCATCGCCTGAATATGAGGGTGATATACCGTTCCCGTGGCTTGATGGGCAGATGCCTTCGAGCAGTGAGGGGCAGTGGAGTAGTGGTCTCGGTAATGGCTCGTGCCCCGCGCCTAAGTCTGTGTCGGTTGGTGTAGGCGGATACTCCGCATCGCTTGAGATCTCCTTCAAACCACTCTGTGACTTCGCACTGCTGATTCGCGGCATCGTGCTGGCGGTCTCGGCGGTCGTCTCGGCTTACATCATCGCGGGAGTGCGCCGCTAATGGCCTGGCTCGTATCTTTTCTGACGTCCCTGCTTGGCAACGCCTTGGCGCGTGTGCTGACAGGTGCAGGGCTCGGCCTCATTACCGGCGCGGCTTTACTTCCGGTGGTCAAGTCGGCGTTGCAGTTGATCATTACTAAGTTCGGCGGCATCGCAGGCGATATCGCCAGCGTGATGTTGCTTTCTGGATTTGGCGAGGCGATGACCATGATCGGCTCCGCCATCGTTACCAAGATCGGAATTGATGCCGCCAAGGTGGCAGTTGCAAAGGGCGCTAAAAAATGATGTATCTGATTTCCGGTCAGCCCGGCAACGGGAAGACCCTTCGCGCCATGGCCTTCATGCGCGACACCTACGAGGCCAACATGGCCCAGGTTAAAGAAGGCAAGGCGCAGCCACGTCGATTCTTCACCAACGTCGCAGGCGCTACGGCGGAGGAGAACCCTGAGGCGTTTCCATGGGTGGAGAAGCTGCCAGATCACAACGATTGGACAAAGCTTCCCGACGGCTCATTTGTTCTCTACGACGAAGCCCATGCCGACGGCAACACGGCGGGGCTTGAGCGCTACGGCAAGCTCTTTCCGTCAACGGGCAAGCCGGGGGAATCCGACGATCCGCGCATCCGCTCGATGTCTACGCATCGGCATCGCGGGTTCGACCTCGTTTTTGTGACCCAGTGGCCGAGCAAAATTCACCACCAAGTGCGTACGTTGGTGGGTTCGCATGTGCACATGAATCGTGCGTTTGGCCTGCAGCGTGCCGGCGTGTTGACCTGGGGCAGGGTGCAGCCGGATCCCTACGATGAGCGCCAGCGTGATAAGGCTGAGGAGGAGATATGGTCCTACCCAAAGGACGTATACGCGCGTTATCGCAGTGCCACGCTGCATACGGCAAGCCACAAGTTCAAGGTGCCGGCAAAGGTTTGGCAAGGCCTATCTATGCTCACCGTGTTTCTGCTGCTGTTGTGGGCTGGGTGGTCATACCTCAAGCCAAAGCCGCAACACCCAAAGGCGCAGGACACTGCAAGCGCGCCGACGGCGGCTCTTGCCCTGGCGCCCTTGGGCGCGGGCGAGCCGGCGGCGCAGGCCTCCATTTCCCCCGATGAGTACGCTGCCCGCCATAGGCCTCGGATCGCCACCCTTCCATGGTCAGCCCCCGTGTTTGATGAGCGCTCTGTGGTGTCCCAGCCGGAGCTTTACTGCATGTCGTCAGGGCAGGGGCCTGAGACCACCTGTACGTGCCTGACCGAGCAGGGAACTAAGGCCAGGGTGCAGCTTGAAATGTGCAAGCACCTCGCCCTCAACGGGCCGGCTTACAACCCCTATCGCGCGCCTCGCGAGCCTTCCCCATCTGGCCAGGTCGCTGCCGCCTCGGTCTCGCACGGCTCGTTTGCGCAGCCTGTTTCTCCCGCGGGAAGTGCGGTCATTGCAGTGGCGGATCGCCCGATGGCTACGTTCCCTGAGTCGGTGCAGAACCGATACACCGGGAATTAACGTGACGGGTCACGGCTCGACTTGGGGTGTAGGGGCACAGCCCCTACGGTGACGCTTTATCCCGCTGATCGACCGAAGTGTCGTTCTCGGAACTCGCCCAGGTCCACAACGACGACCTTCACCATCTGGCGCTGACCAGCTTTTCCCATGCCGGCCTCGGCCTTGCGCCGGGAGGCATATCCGGCCAACCTCAATTCCATCTGATCGCGCCATGCCAGCCCGGCAAGGCGCTCGGGCGTCATCCGGTCGCCATGCGGGCTGACAAGGTAGTTGCCGCGAAGGCTCCAGCCTGCGAAGGGGCCGCTTAGGTACTGACACATGCATCAATGCTCGCTTTGTCCTTGGGACCCTTGGCAGGCAAGATCGATGCCAGGACCAGCTTGAGCAGGCCGCCGTAGTAGCGCACCCGTGCGATCAGAGACTTTACATAATATACATTATGCGAAATGGCGTAATGGCCCGTGTGGCGCAGTTCGTCGGCTCAGGCTGGCGCTGGATCGAGCTCTGGATCGGCTCTTGCTTCCCTACTCGTTCCCCCAACAAGGACGAGATCGCAGCATGAGCGAGATGGACCCGCACGACCGCATCAACCTAACCGGCCCTTGGGTCGGTTTTGGCTTTCAGGGTGGCCACATGTTCACCCCCGAAGGCCATCACCTTGAACCCTGCGATATGACCTGGTGGTCGTTGACCTGCAACATCGCCCGGGAATGGCGCTTGATGATGGAGGAAGCCCGGTCGCGGCCGACGCGATCGCTGCCCTCTGGAAAGCGCTGCGCCACAATGGATTCCAGCGTCGTATACCTGCGCGAGTGCGCATGGGTGACCCCGGCACCGACGCCGAGCCGACCAATGTGGTCCACATATCACGTGGGCCACGACGCCCGAAGCGCGGGTAAAGCGTTTTTCGTAGGGGCCTTGCCCCTACACCCGGCGAGGCTAAGTCTTATATCGATGCTTTCTATTAGTTCTTTCACCATCGAGGTAGGACTTGTGAAGCTCTGCCGAGTCGCAGGTGACTTCGCTTGTACCAAGAGAGTAGATCCGACCGCGCCTCTGCGGTCCAAACAACCGAGCGTACTCGCCCTTGAAGGCATGGAAGGTCTCGATTTCGCGCCTTTCCCTGATCTTGTCGGCGAACTGGGTCTGGCCTGGCCTGCGACCGTAGGCGTCTACCGAATCGGACGATCCGTCTGCAAATCCCCAGACGATCTGGCTAGAAAACGGCACCGCACGAGGATCTGGCATCAGCAGGTATTCCTTCCCGAAGCTATCCCACTGAACCTTTGGCAGGCTTAGTTCGGGGTACAGCGTATCTCTGTTGTTTGCTGCGATGTATCTATAGGCACGCTTCTTGATGATGTAGTTGATTTTCACTACATCATCGCTGCTCAATATTCGGTGAGTTTGGATGTCGGTGAACTTGAACATTGCCTGTCGAAATGGATCAGGATTGGGCCTATCTCGCTTGGGGTTCCCGTACGGATGACGAACCCAAGAGAGATTGGTGAGGATCAATAGTTTTGTCGGCGACAAGGGAAACAGTGTGTGCGTGCCTGACTTCCAGATATGTGGATCACCACCGTCCCTGCACTCTCTTGCGCCAGGGAAGTATCCGGAGTTGTAGGCCGTAACCGGATGATCCGAGAGGAGAAGCTCCCTGCCCGACTGGCTCGAGTCCGCAATTACCCAGACGGCTTCGGTCCACAGGGCGACGTACATATCCTGCAGCTGCTGGAGCCGCTGCAGCAATAAATTCTTGCTGGTTGTCTGTGTGAACTGACTAAGGTACTTAAGACCCTTTGGTGTGCGCAGTTTTTGGAGGCTCAGATATCTGATGAATCTCCAAAGGAGATCGCGATCCGCTGAAGGATGTTGGAAGTCTGCTGTGTAATCAATAGCGGGCTGCGCACTGTCATCGAGAGGGCCGAAGAATCGCTCCTCAATTTCGGTCGAAAGTACATCGCGAAATTGTGTTGTGTATAAGTCGCGCTGCGCAAAGCATGACGGTGGCCCCCAGCGCTTCACAGCGTTACGCGCGTATGTCCGGCCGTTGGAAGTCATCGCCTGGGGTGAAAGGTCGAGGTAGTAGAACTTTCGGTCCTTCTCTAAATGTGAGAGGAAGCGCTTTTGGTACCAGATCGGAACGTAGTGATTATTGCGGTAGTTCGTCATCGATACCCCCTCCCCCGCTGTTAAGCCCTTCGCTGATCATAGAGCGTTGCCGCTTGACGCGTCACGCTAACCGCCGCTGTGGCGGTTCTGCACCGACTCTGGGAACGTTGCCATCGGGCGGTTCCCGACGCCAATAATCGATCCGCCAGACGTGCTTTGCGTGAGGACGCCAACGCCGCGCCCACTCGCTGCGCTCGCAGGCGCCGCGCTGTCGTCGTCTCGGTCCAGCCGGTATAGGCGTGGCTCTGATTCGCGACGGGGTGCCTCCCGCGGCCACGCGGTAGCGACAGATTCGTATGTCCTGGCGCTGAGGGTCACGCCGAAGTTGGCGATGCTGACCTTGTAGCCCATGGCGATGAGCTGGTCGAACGCACGTTGGTCCCGCCCTCATCGTAGACCTCCGTGTTTTCCGCACCCACCGCGTAGCCGTGGTAGAGCGGATAGATGGCCGGATCGTACTTCTCGGTTTTGCTGCCGACGCGCTCGTATTCGCCGGGGCTGATGGTGTGCCGGCTTCGCTACCAGGTTCAGCGCGTCGCCCTCGCCCAGCACCGTGACGCGTCACGGGAGATTGTCACCAAATCCTGGACGAATACACGGGCAATTCCTATCTGGACGCACTCAAGTAAGTCCGGGCTGCAATAGCGCCGACGTCGTCTCCCGTTAGATAAAGTGCTCCTGTCACGCCGGAGGGAAGCTCCTTCACCCTGACCCTCATCGAATCGATCGCGTCGACGCGGATCGAGGTGGAGCGGACATTGATTGGGGCGGCTCGAGGCCGCTGCTGCCGGGCGTCCTCCAGCGAACGCGGCACCTCGTACATTGAAGAAAATACGTCACCGACGGATATCGCACGTCCTGTCACGACAAATCCAACGTACACCGTTCGTCCGGCGGCGTCGGCGGTGATCGCCTGAACGTAGAACTCCACACTCGAAGTCATGCCTGGCATCCATTCGTAGTTACTCGACCCGTGCAGCGGCCTATTCTGCGATTCACTCAACACAGCCCCTGCCCCATTCTGCACCCTCACCGCCTGCACAACCCGCTCTGCCTGCATACGCCGCAGCCGTTCAACATAGGCCAGACGTCGGCGCGACCCCCGCATTTCATTACCGCCCGGTCACTCCACGGCATATTCCTACACCCAACCGGGTTCACCCACTAGAATGGCCGCCGGTTTCTCTTGGGCATCGGACATGGACGACCAACGCACGGCAAACGCGATTCATACGATCTGGTGGCAGGTGGCGCTCGGCGGCTTCCTTGCGCTTACCGCCCACAGTGTCGTGGAGGCGGCGTACGCCAGGTACCAACTTCAACAGCTTACTCGGCAGTTCGAGGCGGACCTCAAGGCGATGCCCTCCTCGCTTTTGCCGGACGCGCCGACGCCACCGCGCGAGCGCCTCATGCCATTGCGCCAGAACGAGCGCTGCATACAGGGGCGTCGGTTTGAGCGGGTGCAGAACGGCTGGAGGCAGATCAATGCCCCGTGCTAGGTCGCGCATGCCGCGTGCATTGGCCGCAGACCCACGGGCACGAGCGTGAGCGCTGGCGATACGGGCCGCAGCGCCGCCCGCTGGATACCGCTCCTGGTGTTTCTGGTCATGTTGTTCGGCATTCCGCACAATTCGCCGTGGTTTGGCCTGGTTCTGCTGTATCTGCTGCTGGGTGCGCTGTATGTCGTCGGCGCGATCCTGTGGGTGGCCCTGCGTAGCCGCGGCGCGGCAGCGGCCCTCGGTCGTACGCCGCCGGTGCGCGCGTTGCTTCCTCGCGAGAAGGAGGCGCTTGACTGGTTTGGCCAGCCAGAGCGGGCAATCTGGCGCATGCCGCGCGGGAACGTGGTGGACCTGCTGGCTGCCGTGCGCGCCGCTGGCGCGGCGCCTTCGGTCCACGCGCTGAGCGGTCCGTTCGTGCGGACGGCGAGTGCCGGGGTGTATGAGCGGCGCGATTGCATCGGCGGCGTCGAGGTCCTATTGCTGCCGGGCGCAGAACAGCACCTGCGCGCGGGCAATGACGCGGATGTTCTGCTGTGTGGGCGGTTCGCGGTCGTGCTTGCCCTGAACAACACGTGGCGTATTGATCAGGCGCGCTCGCTGCTGAAATAGGCGCGGCGGGGTCCGTCCGTCAGCCGGTCCAGTCCGTCGCCCCGTGCTCGATTTCCACCCAGTCACTGC